CGCTGCTCTCTGGAACCACGCGTAGGACAGAGAGAGGAGAGAGATACGGCTGAACTCGATCGGAGGAGGAGAGATCAGCCGAAGCAGTCAGGCAGCGCTTTAGGTCTTGCGAGACTTGTAGAGCTCTGAGTGCTAGGGGGGTTTTAGGGGGGGGAATCGAGTTTGTAAATAGGAAAAAACTTCGGATTTCAGAAGATCGCAAAAACACCGCCGCCTCGCGTCGTTCAGGGATCTCCTGTCGTTTGCGCGAGGCGGCGGTCGGGATCGGAGGCGGTTCTCTCCTGCTCCTGCACCGTGCAGGGGCGCTCCCTGATGTGCTATCTGCGCGCAGTCGCGCGCCAGAGGAGGATCATCCGAACGGCGCGCTCGACGATCTGCGCGCGGAGAACCGGATCGACCGACTCCCAGCGCAGCTCACGCGACGCGATCGTCTTTCGGTCGTGCCGGAGAAACTGCGAGAGGTGCGACTTGCTCGGCGTCAGGTGACCGGGCCGCAGGTCAAGCGCCAGGCCGACCGTCAGGAGCCGGCGCACCGGGGCCGGGATCTCGCGGTCTCCCGCGAGCACCTCGGCCGCGCGCTTCGCCTCGGTGAGCAGGTACGGCCGGAACACCTCCGGATCCTCCTGCACGATCCCGATCTGGCTCCGGATCGACTCGGAGCCGGGGAGCTCGAGGCGCGTCACGCTCGCACCTCCTCGGGACGAGCGTCGCGGAGGATCTCCTCGATGACGCTCGCGCGACCGGGGATCCGGCGGATGCGGCAGACGACCGCCGCGCCGAAGGCCTGCTGCGCCTCAAGCGCGCCGGCGAGCGCCTCCGAGACGCGGTAGACCTCTCCCTGCTGCTCGAGCTTCCACCAGGTACCGGACGCGTGAGCGAGCGTCGCGCTCGGCAGGATGATCGCGGTCGCGACCTCCTCGACGGCCGTCGAGGTCACGATCGCCTCGACCTTGCGCGGCGTCGGCGTCGGATCCATCAGGGCAACCGCCTCCGCGGCGCGCTCGGCCGCGCTGGGGCGCTTCGGCGCGGGGAGCGCCTTCCGGGCCGGCTGCGGCGCGGACGGCTCCACGGGCGATTCCGCGGCCTCCGGCGCGGCGCTCGAGGCCTGCGCCATCTCGTCCTGCGTGTAGAGGCCGGAGAGCTCAGCCGGGAACGCCTTGCGGAGAGCGAGCGCCTCGGCGCACTTCGCGAGCATCAGCGCCGGCATCCGGCTCCACATCCCGCTCGGCGAGCCGTCCTTCGTCTTCGGGCAGTATTCCGACCAGAGCGCCGTCGCGAGGAGCGCCTCGCGGAAGCCGGCGCGCCAGACTCCGACGCGCGCGGCGAACGGCGGCTCCGAGCGAGTCCACAGGTCGTGCCAAGCGCCCGAGGCGTCGGCCCACCTGACCTCCGTCTGACCCTGGTACTCGCCGCTCCGCTGCGCGACGAGCCGCAGGCCATCGATCGAGACCTGAGTCTGCATGACCTCGCGTCGCTCGCGCGAGTCCCAGCGCCGCACGGCGAATATCTGGCGCGCGAAGGGATCGAGGCCCGTCCGGTCGCAGATGGCGCTGAACAACGCGAGCTCGTCGGCCGTCGCGCCCTTGCAGATGGTGCGAGTGAGCAGGTCGAGCCGCTCGGGATTTTCCCTGAATCTCTGGATCTCTGACATGGTGTCTCCTTCTGCGGCATCGTGCCGCGATACGGGAGTCTACCATATCGACCGGAGACCAGATATTCTACCAAAAATTCCCCTGAATCTGCCGGAGAAACTCCTCGCAGTACGCGTACAGGTCGCAGCGCGCGAGGCTCTGGTATCCATCAGAGACGTGAATATTCAGGCAGGTATGATCCGGCGCGACGCCGCGCGATCGTTTGGGCTTGCGTCGCTCTCATGGGAATCCTACGACCTGCTGACGCTGACTCTCGACCTCTGCGACGACGACGAGCTGCGCGTACTCGTCTCGCAGGCGCGGCACTCGCTGCTTGAGCACCTCAAGCGATGAGCGAGTCGGCGATCGTCTCCGAGCCGGCGGTCGCGTCAGGCAGGCAGAGGCCGAGATCGTACATCCCAAACAGGCGGTCGAGCGCGACAGCGAATGCGCCGTTGCCCGTGTTCGTGAAGGTGTACGAGAAGTTGTCGTCGGCGTTGTAGTCCGTGCTGCCGCTGAGGATCGCGAGGTACTGCGAGCCAGGCGCGAGCTGCACCATCTCGGCGACGATGACCTCGTCGATGTACATCGCGGCAGTCGCGACGCCGGCGGTCGTCTCCACGACGAGATAGGTCTCGGTCGGAATCACGCGCGGCGCGAATACGGTCGCGGTCACGAGCGCCCACGAAGTCGTTAGCGCGCCGTGCGCAGCGGTCGCCGCGAAGGTGCCGCCGCCGATGACATTTCCTGAGCCGTCCTGCACCGAGACTCGGAAAGTGCCGGTCGCGCTCGCGTCCTTCTTGGCGGCAAACGCGATGACATACGGCCGATCCGGCGTGAGCTTGCCGACCGTTCCCGCGCCCGTGCCGAGCTGCTGGCGCAGCTTCCAAGTCGTGCTCGTCGCAGCGGCCTTTATGGAAGTCGCGCCCCTGTAATAGGTCGTCGTCTCGGTCAGGAAGTCCGTGCCGGCCGTTCCGCTCGAGACCGTGAAGAACTCAGGCACATTCGAGGTCATCTGCTCGAAGTCGGAGTTCGTGAGGATGTTCTGATACCGCGGCCCTGCGTCTACATTCGCGCAAAGCGCAGACGCCTGAATCGCGCGACCGGATCCGGCCGGGTAGCGACGGTCGAGCGTCGAGAACGCAGGTTGACCGCGGATCTGGAAGATCTCGACGCCGCGCGCGATCGAGCCGTTCTGCGCGTCCGTGATGCAGCGGATGTCGAGAACCTCCGCGCGGATGTTCGGCCAGTTCGCCGAGTTGCCGAGCAGGATGTTCGGCGTCTCGACGAGCGCGACGACCGTGCCGTTTCCGTTGTTCGCGGCGTCGGCCGTGAGCGTGCCCTTGCCGACCGTGTTGCGCTTGATCGTCTCGGAGTTCGTCTTCATCTGCTTGATGAGCCAGATGATCGCGTCGCGCGTCGACTTCGAGAGCATCGCGTTCGCGTTGCCGGCGGTCGCCTCCGCGTAGCACATCTCGATTAGCGTAGTCGCCGCGGCCGACTGGAGCGACGCGAGCAGAGGGTCGAGGCTCTTCGCCTGCGCCTCGGCCTCGCCGAGCGCCGCGACCATGTAGGAGTCTGCGCTGGAATACTCGGCCTTGATGTCGGCGATCTCGGTGACGATCGTCGACTGGTAGCCGCGCACAAGGTCGAGCAGATAGATGATCTTCCCGAGGCGCGTGAAGAGGCCGTTCGATCCGTCGTAGACAAGTGCCATCTGTTATTCCTCGATCCCGTAGAGCGTGACGGTCACATGGTTTCCGGTCGAGCAGAGGATCCAGAGCGAGTCGCCCGGCCCGAGGTAGTATGGCCCGGTGTCCTGGAGCACGGCGTTCTTTGAGACCGTGACCTCGTAGTAGAGCGCGTTCCGCGTCGCGACCGTCTCGCCCGGACGAAGGTGATACAGGTTCACCGTAGTCGCCGAGGAGTGGATGTTCGTCATCACGATGGACTTGATTTCGCAAGTCTTCGTCGACGGGCACTGGTAGAACGACCGAGCCGTCGTCGTCGGGATCTCCGACACGAGCTTCCGAGCGCGGAGGTCTGAGCGAAAGACGGGATTAGGAAGCGCGCTCATCGGTGCTCTCATCGGGCAGCGGGAGCGCGGCGTTGAGCGCGGCGCGCCGCTGCGCGCATCCGCACGGCTTCCCGGTCACGCGCTCGACGGCCTTCGCGACGGTCGCGATGCCAGTCGCACGGGTGACGCGGTGCACGATGTCTCCGGCTCCGCGCGCCGGCCCGTCGTACTTCTCGCACATCCCGCAGACGCCTGGCGACGGCCGACCTCCGTAGAGGCCGAGCGAGCATCCGTTGCCGTTGTGGTGCTTGCAGCTCATGTGATCGTCGGGATATCCATCTGGACGCTTATCTGCGTGCAGGATCCTGTGAGAACCTGCGCGCAGGTCGGCACCTCGCCGAAGGTCGCGCCAAATGCTTTTTGACAGGTGCCGGGAATGACCGCGCTCCACGACAGGTTGCGCTCCCAGTCGAAGTCGCATCCGGTTGAAGTCTTGCGGACGGCGAAGTCGCTGTCGGTCGCGCTGAAGATCGCGCCATTCACAAAGCACGGAGCAGGATTTGAGGTTCCGCTCGAAGACCAGTTTGCGAAGCCGCCATAGAACCGACGCCATACGAGCGGCGTCTGCTGCCGAATGATGCAGTCGCCCTTCCGGTAGTACGCATACCAAGCCCATCCACTTCGTGGCGCGTCTAGATACGCGTCCTCCTCAGAGCATTCATAAACGCCAGGTTGCGACGATGGAACCGGAATGCTTCGGTAGAAGCGGCTTGCGTTGTTCACATTGAAGCAGCTTGAGGCAATCGCGACGACATAGCCGATGTCGTCAGGCCGAGGCTGCTCGACGCACGGGTTCTGGATGAACTGCTCGAAGGTTCCAAAGATCTGCGAGAAGTCGCAATACAGAAAGATCTTCATGTCGACTTCGTGGTTGAAGGAAGCCTGATAGGGCGAGCAAAAGAGGATCGTTTGGCCCCCGTAGCAGTCCTCAAACTTCTCGCGCCCGATCTGACCTGCCTCTTCGACCTTTACGCTTGCGCGTCCTTGACCTTGGAAGAATCGCGTGTTTCCCTGCACGACACGAGTGAGGACGCATTGATCAAACTCGATCTCTATGCTCCTGCGCTTGTAGATGTCGATCGGCCCGATGTCGACTCCGTTTGCGCACCAAGGAGGACAGACGACCGTGTAGTCGACCGTCGCCTGGCACTTCGTTCGCGGCCCCCAGAGAACCGTGCTCGGGCAATCGTCCTCGAACGGATCGCAGATGACCGGATTCCCCGGCTCGCAGCAGCATGAGTGCATGAACATGGCTAGAGGCAGACCGTCGTGTAGCCGTTGCCGGCATGGAATCCGTAGTACGCCGTGCCGCTGATCGGCTGTGCGAAGACGATGTTTCCGATCTGGATCGGGTTGCGAGACTGCACCAGACCTCCCGGAGGACGCGCCCATCCGATGCCGTAGAGGTCGTTGGTCTGCTGCATCATCGGAGGATCAGTCCGGTTCTCTGCTCCGTTCAGGCCGATCACATTCGCGGAGTTTGGATCAGGCTTCCAGACCGGAGCGTTGTTCTCAAGCTCGACGATCTGCTTCTTCATCGTGTACTGCCACGACTTGTTCAGCTCCATCGCCGTGAAGCCGAGGATCTTGTAGAAGGCCGCTCCTCCCTCTCCAGGAGCAGCAGGAGCGTAGAAGAGCGAGCCGTCCTTTCGATACTGCGGCGCGATGACGACCGGAATCGGATACGGCTCGGTGATCGCTCCGATGATCGGGAACGCCTTGTCGTCGTTCGGCGGATCGAGCGACGGATCCTTCGACGAGAGGCCGTCCGGCTTGTCGACCCACGCCTCGCCGTCGCGATGCACCTCGACCCATGTGTACACGCCGCCGGCAGGCTGACCCGTGATCTTCGCGGTGATCTGACGGCCTCGGATGCCGGCTCCGCCGAGCGGATTCCTAGCCGCGGCCTCGAGCGCCTCGAGACGCGCGAAGAGGTCGTTCAGATGCGCGAAAGTCAGGCGACCGACCTCGCCGGATGTGAATCGGGGGAGCTGCATCAGTCTGCGAGGATGTAATACTGGAGGTTGACGGCCGCGGTGTCGGCGCGCGCGGTCGGGGTCGCCGTCGTGAGACGAATGATCGCGGCCTCTCCGGCCTTCAGCTTCGCGAAGCCGACGAACGATCCGCCCGTTCCGGTACCGATCTCGACGAAGTTCGTCGTGCCGGTGTTGCGGAAGTACGCGTAGCCGGGCGAGGTGACATCGTTCATGATGATGACCTCCGCGGTCGTGCCGATCGTCTGCACGCCTCCGATCGCGGTGCTGCCGGAGAGCGTGACGCTGATGGCGCCAGGATTCTCGGTATGCGCAAGCGATCCCTTGAGGACTGCCATCTTGAGCGTGAGCGTAATCTCGTCAGCCATCAGAAGTTCTCCGAGAGTGTGCCGAAGTTGCCGGTCAGCGGGAACGGTTGCACCCAGCGCACCTTCTTCGCGCGCAGGATGTCCGCGTTGTCGCGCACGCAGATGACCTCGCGGTTCTGGTCGCGCTCCGGCATCTGGATCATGTGAAATCTGGCGTCGAAGGCGAACTTGTGCGAGAGGCTGTACTTGTCCACCGCGATTCGGTTCGCGCTTGCGCCTTGATAGACGAGCGTGCCGGTCGCGAAGCCTTGGAAGACGCCGTTGTTCCGCTTGCCCGTCATGTTCGCGATCGTCACGAGGCGCGCCTGAATGCTCGATGAAAGCACCGTCTCGCCGATCACGACGGACGCGAAGTTCACGAGACCGGAGACAGGCTCGCCGCCGGAGTCGATCGGCACGCCGCCGATATCGTCGTTGTTCGGAGATCCCGTGCCGGCCGCTCCGACGCTCGGGTTCGCGCGCCAAGTGTCGCGGAACTCGCTCGAGAAGTCGACCGAGAAGTCCACATAGCCAGGCTCCTGCGGCTGAACGGTGCCCGGCTCCGTGTTCTCGTACGCGAACGAGACCTCCCAGACGCCGCGCGAGTCCGGCAGGTGCCGGATGTCGTAGCTGATCGCGTACACATCCGTCTCGCCGGGGAACACATCGCCGACATCGGGAAGCGTTGAGCCGAATAGCGCCTTGATCGTCGCAGGCTGCGTGATCGGCGAGCCATCGTCCCAGACCGCGAACTTGCGCGACCCGGTGACCTTGCCGCTCGTCTGCGAGAGCGTGCGCGTCTCCTGAAGCTCGTAGACCTCGGTCGCCATCAGCGGAATCCTCCCGCGCCGACATTCTCCATCGACTGCCGCAGGCGCTTGAGTTCCTTAAGGCTTTCCTCGTCGATCTTCTTCTTCTCGGCGTCGGTGTAGCTCGAGATCGTGAACGAACCGAGCGCGGTCGACGAAGAAGTCGTCGCGCGGCCGACCTCGCGGACGGCATCCTCGAGCGGCTTCATCTGCTTCTGGATCTCATCCATCTGCTTCGAGTATGCGTCGACGAGCTTCTCGGAGTTCTTCTTCGACTCCTCGAAGCGCTCCTCCTCGATCTTCTCGTTCTCCTTGCGGATCTTCTCGCCGAGCTCCATCGCCTGCTCCATCGCGCGGATGTTCTCGATGTCGATCTTGTCGAGCTTCTCGCGGTGCTCAAGGTCGAGGATCTTCTTCTTCTCGGCCTGCACCTTGAGGAACGCGTTGAACTCGATGTTATCGATGATGCCGGCCTCGGCCTGCGCCTGCATCGCGGCCGTCGCCTCCTCAATCTTCGCGATCTCCTTCGCGTACTCGAGTTCGGCGCGCTGGAGCGGATCGGCGATCTTCCGGAGCTCGAGGCTCTCGCGCTGCGCCTGAAGCGAGTCGCGCTCTGCGAGGAGCTTCTTCTCGGCGGCAAGCGCGTTCTGGAACGCCGCGTCCGCGAGCGCCTGCTCCTCGTATCCGACCTGACTCTGGAGCACATCGAGCCGCTCGCCGGAGAGCGTCTTCTCGAGCTCCTTGCCGAGTCGAGTGAACGATCCGAAGAATGGGATTTTATCGAGGAACTCCTCGACCTTCTGCTGAACCGATCCGCCGTTTTTCAGGAGGTCGGCTACTCCGTCAGCGATGCCGGCAAATATCATCGGGCCGGCAAACATCTTGGTCAGCTTGCCCATCATGCCTTCGGCACCAGCAGCGAAGTTGTCGGCAAACTTGCCGCCGATGCCGCGAGCCTTTTGCTCGACCTCGGCCATGGACTTGTCGAAGGCCTGCATCTGCGCCGTGACGGCGATGTGGATCTCTCCGCCCTTCATCGAACGGACTCCTCGACATAGCGGCGCATCCAGTTCTCGCCGGAATCCGCGTCGTCACCGCGGAGCGCAAGCTCGAGATGACGCGAGAACTCGCCGACCGTCAGGTCGAGCGGGTTGCCGAGTCCGGGTGCTGCGCGAGCGATCATGTGCGCCTCCTTGATCCAGTCCCTCGGCACCTCAGGCACCGAGGGACTCAGCCGTTTCCCGGCTGGCCCTGCGTCGCGGCCTCGGTGTCGATTCCGAGGCACTCAAGCGCCAGGTACGAGAGGTCTTTCGGCTCGATCATCGAGGCGATGCGCTCCGCGTCATCGCTGGCCGCGCGCAGGACGCGCATAGCGCCGTCGTGCGTGAAGCAGTCCATGATGAGCGCCGAGGCGACGCGCGCCTTCCTGCGGCTCTCGCTGATGTGCTTGAGCGCCTCGGCGTGACCCATGCCGAGCGTCTTCGCGTCGGACGCTGCGCGCCGAGCCTCGGCCTCCGAGTAGTCGTCTGCCACGGCGATGCGCTCGCGGACGGTCAGCGGCCGGAGCGTTGCCTTCGAGCCGTCGAGCAGGTCGACGGCCCACGGTGCGATCCTAATCACGGGAAGCCCTCCTCATCAGATCAGCGAAGCCGTCGTCGACCGGCACGACCACGCGCGCCGCGCCGACGCGTCGGATCTCCGCGTCGGACACCTCTTCCGGCCGCAGTCCCTGCGCCCTGAGCGCGCAGCGGAGCGCGAACTCCGCGTCGATGCGCCCTGGCGTAACGCGTCGCGTGACTATGCCGCCGGCTCGCAGACGGAGCGTCACGACCCAGTCGTCCGACTGCGGGACTGCGACTTGCTGAACCCTCTCGAGGCTCATCTCAGATCAGCCAGGTCACGACCGGAGCCGCGCCGTCGCCGTTCTCGAAGTTCGCCGTCAGCGTCGCGTCGCCGTTCTTGTCGCTGTTGAACGCGAACGAGTTGAAGACGCAGTTGGCGACGATCTTCGCGTCGGCCGTTCCGGTGCCGTCGAAGACGGTCAGCGTGAGAGCAGCGGTCGCCGTCGAGGTATAGAAGCTCGCGGTATTCGTCGAGCCTGCGGTGTTCACGCCGATGACCGCGTTGAGCGATCCGCTCAGGTCGAGCAGGCCGACGCGACGGCGCTTGCCGGTGTCTCCGAACGCCGTCAGGTCGCTTGACGGACGCGACAGCGTCGCCGCGAACGAGCGCACCTTGAACTCCTCGGCCGCATCCGAGAGCGTCACATTCCCGTCGTTGCCGATCACATAGGTGTCGATTGCCATTTGTTACCTCAGATGTCGAAGGCCGTGACCCGGTACCGCTCTACCATCGACCACGAATCATCGGAGAATGACGGCACGCCGCCGGCAAGCTGCACGAAGGTGATCCGATCGAAGCCAGTCGCCGTCGCGGAAGTCGAAAGCGCCGTCCGCAGCTGGTCGGCGATCGTGTGGATTGCCGTGCTCCCGGCGTTGTCGTAGAAGATCGTGAACTCCACTTCCAGCGTGTACTTCACGACGCCGCCCATCAGGCGCTCGCTCGTCGCCTCCGCGGCCTGATAGACCATCAGAGGCAGCAGAGCGTCCGCCGGCCCTTGGTTCAGGTAGATGCGGCCCCCAAGCGTCGTGTAGACCGTCGCTCCGGATAGCCGAGTCCAGATGCCGTCGAGAATCGCCTTCATTCAGCCTCCGAGGTTGCGGCGCATGGCAGCAGAGAAGATCGCAGGAAGCCGCTTCTGCACGATCCCGATGCTCGGCTTGAGGTACGGGCGAGCCTTCATGCGTCGCGTGCCGAACTCGAGCATCGGCGCGTAGGGGACATTCGAGCCGAGCTCATAGCCGAGAATTCCCTTTCCTCTGATGATCCTCGTGTTGTATCCGGGCAGAAGATCCTTGCCCGACTTGATCGCGACCGTCCACGATCCGCGCAGTCGGTTCGTGTTCACCGCCGGCGGGAATCCCGGCGCGCTGGCGCGATGGAATCCAGACTCGCGCAGGTTGCGCGCTCGCTTGCCGCGGCCCTTGTTCACGCGGTACAGGCGTCCCGTTCCCGGATTCGAGAGCATCTTGACGATCGTGTTCGAGAGCAGGATCTGAGAAACGACAAGACCCTCGCGGACTCCCGCGTTGAACCGACGCCGCATCTCTGGATTCGGGATGTAGGTCACGGCGGGGAGTACGGGATGTCCGGCTCGACCTCGACGACCTCCACGGCCGTCATGGAGAGCCGCAGAGGTGCGGCAATGTCGGCAGGCTTGACCGCGCCCGTAACGCGCCAGACGCGCGTATTGGCTGTCGGGATCGCGCTCTGATCGCGGATCTCGTCGTCGATGCGGACATCCACGACGCCAGCAAAGTAGATCGTCCCGGCGGTGCGGGAGTTCATCCGGCCCTCAAAGACATCCTGACCCTGCGACGACGGCTGGATGAAGCCCGTCGCACTCGAGACAACCGCGTAGGTTCGCGTCACCTCGCCATCTGAAGCCCGGCCGATCGTTGGCCTCCAGATGTGGAGAGAGACTCCGAACTCGCGGATGATCGACTCGATGCTCATCGGATCGCCTTGTATGACTCGAGCATCGTGCGAGCCTCCTCGGTCGCCTGACCGGGAGCGCGTAGGCTGTACGAGTAGCCGCCGAGCGCCTCGCTGTTCAGGTTTGGATCTCGCTTGCGGCCCTGATAGATCGAAGCAGCAACCATCAGGCAAGCCTGCTCGATGTCGTCAGGGACGGTCGCGTAGCCGGCGGTGTAGTCGATCAGCACGGCGCGGTATCCAGTGAGCTGTCGCCCATAGACGACACCGCGGTCGAAGTCCGCGAGGTAGTCCTCAACGGCCTGATCCGGAGCCTCGAGGTTGACCGTCGCATTGCGCAGCGTTCGGCCGGCGAAGCGCCTCATGTAGCGGCTCGGAAGGTCAAGCACAACCGAGGCCGTGAAGCCTGCGGTCGCGGCGATAGCCGCGGCCATGAGCGCCGTCGTCGGATAGGTCGCGAAGGTCAGCGTCGTCGTCGTGTCCGTGCCTGCGGCGACCTGACGGTAGAGGATGACCGAGGAGTCGCCGACCGTGATCGAGACCGCCGGATCGAGTGGAGAGCTCGCGCCGACCGTGATCGCAGCGTTGTATCCGACGCCGACAAACCGCACGCCCGTGACCGGGTACTGGCGCAGCGCGATCCGATCCTTCCCGAAGGTGTCGCGCCACTCGACGAACGCGCGGCTAAGCACCTTACGCCCGAGGTAGCTCTCGACGACATCCGACGCGCGGTCGATCGACTTCTCTAGGATCGTGTCATCGCTCGACGAGCTGATCCCGAGATAGCTCTTGAGGTTCGCGAGGCTGGTCAGCGCGTAGGTGTCAACTGCCATCGGTGCGCGTCTCCTTGCGCCTCCTCATCGGCTTCTGAGGCGCGTCCGTCGCTTGCGCGAACAGAGGAGCGGCCGAGACGACGCGCTCCATGTATCCCTTCGCGACCATGCGATCGGCGAGCACCGGGTCGAGGTTCACGACAGTTCCGGGCCGCAGATCGCGCCGGCCGACGCCTGGCTGGTAGACCGAGCAGTTCCGGAGCACGATCAGTAGGTCATGCATTCCTGAGGTCTCCCCTCGTCGTAGAACTTCCCGACATACTGGTGAACCGTGCGAAGCGCGTCGTCCGGCCAGGAGATCACGAGCTGGAGGTGACCGATCCGCACCTTCGGAGAGGCGCAGATCCGCAGGCCTTCCGCCGCGGCCTTCTTCCAGAAGTAGATGTCGTCGTCGATGCGACCCTCGCCCCACTCGCCGTTCGCGTTCGGCTGGCCGACGAACCACGGGAGCGGGAGCTTGCGGAGCATCTCCGTCCGGATCAGCGTCAGACCGAAGTGCCCGTGCCCGATGTCGAGCGCCTCGCGACGGAACCGCTCGACCGGAGCCTCGCGCATCGGCTTGCGGTTCTCGTCGAGGACGGTCATCAGCACCGCGTCTCGGTCTCGGCCGATCTGGAGCGGACAGAGCGCGAAGATGTCTGGGTTGTCCTCCATGATCTGCCAGAGCCGCACGATGTCGCGCTGGTCGAAGATCGAGTCGAAGTCGATCGTCAGTATGTACTTCGGGCAGTCAGGCTTCTCGAGGATGCCTTGCATCATCCGCTGGAGCGACTGCGACCAGAAGACGCCCGTCGACTTCGTGAACGGGATCTCGAGGCCGGCGACGGCCTGATAGACATTCCCCATCGTCTCAGTCCAAGAGACGCGAGGAAGCGACATCATCGCGTGAATGTCCTTCATCGGGACGGTCGGCATCTTGCGGAGCCGCTTCGTCGCGCGGACGGCGATCGTGTGCGGATCGCGCTTCCAGTCGAGGCCGGCCGATCCGCCGTCGATCTCGAAGCCGCTGATGTTCAGCAGATTCAGCAGCTTGTCGCGGTTGAAGATCGACTTGGCGAGTCCTCCGCGCGTCAGCGTACGCTCGGGATCCGCCGTACCGGCCTTGTAGTCGTCGCAGACCTTGTCGAAGTCGGTCACCGCGATCTCGAGCGTGCCGCCGCCGGCGAGCGCTTCGTTCCATCGGCGCAGGAGCGTGACGCTCTCGTCGGATGGGAACTGGTCGAGCACGATGTCGGCGACGATCCGGTCGAGGCTCCCGGCCTCGACGCCCTCAAGCCGCGCATCCTGCGCGGTCAGGATTCTCTCCCTCATGTTCTCTCTCCTTTATCCCTGCACGAGCAGCGTAGCCTTCACATCGGCCGCTGTCGTGACCTGGTTGCTGGGCTGGCTCATCACCGCGAAGGCCGCGATGTCTGCTGTTCCTCCCGGCGTGACATCGACGCGAAGGAAGCGCTTGCGGCCGACTCGATCGGTCGAAAGCACGGCGCGAGGATACCGCTGGTTTCCGAACGCCTGTGCGCCGGCAGTCATCGACGAGAAGTTCGTCATCTCCGACCAGTTGGCTCGGTCGTCCGATTCGTAGGCGCGGAAGGTCGAGAAGGCCGCGGTCGACGGCTGCGAAGCAACCAGGGCAGTTACGATGGCATTTGCGACGAAGTTGTAGCCATCTGCGGTCAGATGCAGCGTATCGCCGCCGGTCGCGTAGGCATTGAGTTCCGCATAGGTGAACAGGTTCTTTGTCTCGACGACGGTCAGATTATCTCGACGGCCATCTCCGAGTGCCCAGCTGCGCGCAAGTGGACGGAGGTTCACATTGGTCGTGTCGTTCGAGTCGCGCTGCTGCGAGACGAACGCGAGGAACGCAAGGTCAGCGGCCGGGAAGCCGAGCTGGCTCCATGCGCGCGAAACCTTATCGAGCATCTTCTCAAGGTTCGTCGCCCACGACTGCGGGACTCCGGTGTCTGCGTTGGAGCCTCCCTCGACGACCATGCAGACGCGACCGGTGCCGCCGGCGCGAACCTGACGCTTCCGGATCTCGGCGAGGATCAGCTTGATGCCGTCATCCGTTGCGCCGAGCAGCGAGTTCACCATGTCCGACATTTTCGCGCCGCCTCGCGCGTGCATCGCGGAGACCGCGAAACCCTTGGTCGACGCACGGTAGACCGACTGGTAGGCAAGATTCACCTCGCCCTGCACGCCAAGATTGTCGCCGAGATTCTGCTGCGCGTAGTGCACGCTATAGGCCGCTGTCGAGGTCGCGGCCGCGATGTTCATCTCGTCGGCGACCCACTCGTACGAGCCTTCCCGGATCAGGGTCTCCACGCCAGCCGAAGTCGTCACGACGCGAGAGCCGGCGACATTCCCGCCAGCCTTGTAGACATATGCCTGATACGAACCGATGCGGCTCGCAGGCACCTTGCCGCGGACAAGGCGATATCGAGTCGCGCTCTGCGTGTTGAAGGCAGTCTGACCGGAGTCAAGATAGATTCCGGTCGCGCCCTGGTAGGCCTGCGTCGAGCCGCCGTAGGTTGTCGTGTTCCGAATGCTGAGGAAGTCGGCGCTTCCGGTGCTCTCGGGATTCCAAGAGTATGGGCCACCAGAGATGTACTTCGAGAGCTCCTCGGGGCCTCTCGTCGATCCGCGCTTGACGGTCGCGTTGATGAAGTTCGCGTCATCCTCGACGACATTGGCGCCGTTGCCAAGGTAGCCGACCGTCGCGTTGGAGCTGTCGCCGCGGTAGAGAGGAGTCACAGCAGTACCGTACATCGTCGCTCCCTGCTGGAGCATCGCGTAGTGGAAGCCTGCGAAGTAGCCGTAGCATCGGGATCCGCTCACCTGATAGAAGACATTGCTGTCTCCGATGAACAGGAAGTCGATGGAGTCCGTGCCGTTGATCGCGTCCGAGATCCAAGATCCGACAACCTCGGATCCAAAAACCGACTCCGAGACGCTGCGCGAGGAAACGACGACAGACGCGGCATTGAAGCCGAGCGTGTCGAACTGGAACGACGCGGTTTGACTCGAGGTGAGGCTTTCCGCGACGACGATGCCCGTTGGGCGCAGATCGTTGGATGACTTCATGGAAACAGGCCGCGCGCCTTTCGGCGCGCCGCCCGTGAGAGAGAGGGATCAGAGACCGATGATGTTGCCGACATTCGTGTTCTCGAACGCCTCGGCCGCGGTCGAGACCGCATTCGAAGGACGCTCGAGCTCGGCGAGGATGACCTCGCCGACGCCAGCGGTCGCGTGCGTAAAGGTGACCTTCAGGTAGCGCTTGCGGCCCTGGAGCGGGATGTTCCAAAGCACCTTCGGATTCTGCGTGCTGTTGGTCGAGGTGGACGCAGTCCAATCCGTGCCTTCGATGAATCCGGCGAAGGTCGCGAAGGTGCCGGTAGCGGCATCCGCGTCTTCGATCTTGTTGTTGGTCACGCCAGAGGAGGCCGTGCCGGTCGAGGAGGAGAGGCAGAGGATCTTCGCGAAGGAGAAGCCCTTCGTGTCGACCGTCGCCGTGAGAGTGGAGACGCCGCTCGTGTTCGTGTTGACCGCGAGGACGACCGTCTTGCTGTTGCTGGGAACCATGTGTGGAAGTCCTTCCGATCAGAGGGTGAGCTTGATGACCGCGCCCGACTCGGTGGACGAGCCGACATTGGCGCAGACGATGTCGAACCGCTCGGTGCCGCGGACGACGCGCTCGTCCTGCTCGAACGCGTTGAGCGCCGAGTCGGAGAACGCAATCGCGGTCGAGCGACGGTCGCCGAGGTAGCAACCCTGCGAGAGGTCGCCGATGAACGCGAAAGTGCCTGAACCGGCGCTGGCGAGGCTGGCCGAGGTATTCATCACCTGAGCGAACTCGACCGGGTAGCCGAAGAAGCGCGGCTGCATTCCGGCCGCGATCTCGGCAGCGGTCACGCCGCCAGCCGCCATTGCGAGCTTCTCGAAGACGGTGTGGTAGATCGACTTGTGGCAGTAGATCTTCACGCCGTTGCGCTGGTAAGCCCACGCCGGGAGCTTGCCGAAGGCGGCGTTGATCTCGGCGAGAAGGACGCCGCTCGGAGCGGTCGCAGCTCCGTCGCTGATCTGGTAGGTCGCGTTCGTGAGCGCGTTCTCAAGGCCGACGATGCCACCGTAGGTCGAGGTGCCGTCGCCGAGGAAGCCGCAGCCGTCCTCCTTGAGCGCGAACGCGTACGCGATCTCGCCGGCGATGTCGTCGCCGATGTTCACGACCGCGTCCTCGAGCAGCTCGCTCGCGACCGTGGTGAGAGCCATCAGCTTCTTCGCGACGAGCTGCACGCTGTCAAAGACCTGCTGCGACTCGGTGCCGGCAGCGGCCTCGCCGACGAAGTACGCGGTCAGAGTCGACGAGCGCTTCGGGATGCGAAGAGTGTCGCTCGACATCGGCCAGATGCGCGCGTTGCGACGGAAGACGCCGTACTGCTCGCGGAGGGTGATGAGCTCGTTCTCGAACTCGTCCGGCACGAGGAAGCCGCCGGCGCTGTTGACGCCCTCGGTGTGGCCCTTCGTGCGGAGCGCGAGGCCGTTGGCCGCGCACCAGTCGGCCGACCGCTTGTGACCCATCGCGCCGAGGCACCAGGTGCCGAAGCGGAAGGCCTGCTCCTTGTTCGTGAGGTTCTTCAGCTTGCCGTAAACCTTGGCGGTTTCCCACGCCTTCGGCTCTGCGACGACGGCGTTCGCGCGCGGCGACGCCTTCAGCTCCGCAGCGACGACCGCGCGGACGCTCTTCGTGATCTCTTCGTTGGTCATGGGGTCTTCCTCCGCCGGCTTGGCGGCGTCCTCTTCGACCGCGAGAGCGGCCGGAGCGATGGTGACATCGAGTGTTTCGGGATCGACCGCGACGCCGTCGGCGTCGACGATCATGTAGCGGTCAAGGATGAGCTTCTTCTGGGCAACGACGCCCGGCTCGCCCTTGACGCGCGCCGCGAGGGTGAGCGCCTCGCGGAACTTGTCGAGATTCATGGTCTGCATGAGCAGATCCTCCGTTGGGATCCGCCTCTCGCACCATCAAGACGCGCTTGCAGGCACTCGCCGTAGGCCGCGTCGCAGGATCAGAGGTAGATAGAGCCGCGCGCGCGAGCGATCTCGCGACGAGCGATCTCCGCTACGCTGATCGGCGCAGGCTTTGCGACGGTTGAGCGCGCGGCTGGGAGCTCGATGGTCACGACCGTGCGCTTCGGAGCCTCGACGCCGAAGAACTGCTTCGCGGCGACTGGCGAGACGAGACCCTTCTTCACGGCCGTTATGAGCGCGTCGGGATTCGCCTGGAGCGGAGCGAGCGAGACCTCGAGCAGCTTCCAGCGCGAGAAGATCGTCTGCACCTCGTCGCCGTACTTCTTGCGGTCGATGTCCGTCGCGCGACGCACGCCGCCAGACTCAGGCACATAGCCGACCGAGACCGCGTTGACGATGCCCTGACCGACGAGCGCCGCGGCGACCTCGGGAAAGAACTCGCCGACATAGCCGTCCGGCTTCTTCGCGAAGGTGAACTCGCCGACGATCGCGCGCTCGCCGCGCTTGAGGCCGACGCACTTGCCAACAGGCTTCGCGTAGTCGTGATTCCAGAAGAGAACGGGATTCTGATCGAACTCGCGGGAGTTCATTCCCTGCGGGATGAGCACCTCGCCGTCACGGTCGAGGGTCTCCGCGGTGATCGTCGCGGTAAATCCCTTGGCCGTCGCCGAGACCTCGGCCGCGAGAGCCTTCACGATCATGCTATTCATGCCTGCTGCTCCCTTTTGAGCTGCTCGAAGTATTCATCGACCTCGGCGTTGATCTCGTCCTGAATCGCGCCGTACTCGCCGGCAAGCTTCGGCTCCATCGAGCATCGGCAGTTCGGGTGCAGCGGGGGAGCGTCGATCGCCTCGTAGTCGAGGACGAGCGCGCCGCCGTCCGCGCCTTCGAGCGTCTCGCCCTTCTGGTAGAACGAGTCGTCGAGGCCGACTGCCTTCGATTCGAACGCCTTCGCCGCGGCCTCGCAGAACTCGCACGGATCCGGCGCGAGGAGCCATGTCTTGCCTTCGACGATGCCCGTCGACTTCCACGCCTCGAGCTCTGCCTTGCGCGTCGCGCGCTGCGCCTCGGTGCGAGCGATCGTCACGGCGCGGTTGCGCGTCGCGCGGTCGGCGTCGCCCTTCTCGCCTGCCCAGTCCTGCACGCGGCTCGCGAGCTGGTCGATGGTCTCGCCGTCTGCGATGCCGTCGCCGAGGATCTCGCCGACGCGGACGGAGGTGTAGCGGTTGACTCCTGCCGCGGCCGTGCGAGCGAGGCGCACGGACTCGGACTGCGCGTAGGCGCGGAGGTCGTCGCGCGCCGGCGTGAAGTCGGGCGCTCCCGTGACCATCTTGCCGACCGTGTCGAGTCCGAGCGAGACGCCCTGCGTGATCGCGTCCGCGAGGTACGGCCGGAGCGCGTTGACGAGCTCCGCGTTCCAGCGACTTTCGCGGAGGATCTTCTCGACCTTCTGCACGGTTGCGCGCGTCGGACGGCCTTCCTTGCGGATGGTCGCGATGACCTCGGCGACCTGCTTCTCGAGCACCTTCGAGACGGCCTTGCCGATCTCCTGCTCCTGCTCGGTGATCTTGTCGAACTCGCGCTCGGCGTCGCGCTCGCTCGCCTTCGTCATCACGCTCCAAAGCGCCTTTTGCGAGATGGCAGGAGCAGACTTCTTTGGCTTGACGGCTGGCGCCGCGTTTGCCTTCGGGTCGCTGCTGTTCGCATAGATCAGATTGATGGCTTCGTGAACAGGAAGCTTCGTCTCCTTGCCGGATGGATCCTTGATGGAAACTGTGGTTCCAGTCGCAGAAGGCTTCCACGCAGTCATCTCGTATCCCATCGAACGCAGCGCGCTTTCGGCCTGGTCGATGTTGATCTTGTTCGGCTTCGGTGGAAGCGCGATTGAATGCTGCTTTGGTGCTGCCATGCCTTCTGCCGGAGGCTTGCCCTTGTCAGGCTTTCCGACCTTCGGCTTGGACGGCTTCGATGGCTTGGACGGCTTTTCCGATGTCGGCTTTGCAGCAGGCTTCGAAGATCCGGAACTTCCGCCGCCTCCACCTCCGCCGCCAGCGCAGGTGTTGCCTTCTTCAAATCCCTCCGAACCTACTCCGCAGTTCTTGAGGATCTCCTCGCCCTGATCCTCTGTCTCCAGTTCAAGCTCTGAGACGATCTTTGCGAACATCTCGGCAGACATCTCGAATGTCTCTTCGGCTTCGTCGCATCCACATCCGCAACCGCACTTCGTCGAAAGCGACTTGCCTGCGGCCTTGCGCTC